TACGTGGCAGTGTCCGTGGCAGCGTACGTGGCAGCGTACGTGGCATCGCGCGTGGCATCGCGCGTGGCATCGCGCGTGGCAGCGTCCGTGGCAGCGTCCGTGGCATCGTACGTGGCAGCGACCGTGGCATCGACCGTGGCATCGCGCGTGGCAGCGTACGTGGCAGCGTCCGTGGCATCGTACGTGGCAGTGTCCGTGGCAGCGTACGTGGCATCGCGCGTGGCATCGCGCGTGGCAGCGTCCGTGGCAGCGTCCGGCTTAAAGCCCGTCCTCCTCATGTGCCAAATAGCCGAAGCAAAGCCGGCTGCGAATCTTCCCACAAACGGAGAGGGGACAAAAACGATCCTATGGTCTGGAGGAGGAGTCAGATTAGCAGCCAAATAAAGCCCTTTGATGGCTTCTCTGGTAATAGCTCTGTCTTCGTCGGTCATGGGGGCGGTGGACATGGCATTGGCGATCCACCGATCGGCCCAAGGCTTCAGCTGTTCTTCGTGTTCTGGGGTCAGCTTATATTTCTTCATTTCATCTCGCTCAACTTTCTTTTCTTCCTCTCGCACCGGTAGAGATTCACTAGCCGGTCTTCCCCGTACCATTTCATCAAAGCCTGGAACTCCTGAGATTTCATATCCCCATGCATGACCAGGCGAAATACGCGCTCTCCCAAGCTTTCGAGCTTCTCGACGAGGCGGTAGGTGTTCATGGTTTTTTCTTCTCGTCTCGGAAGAGTTCGACAACCTTCTCGCGCCCATAGATCTCGACGAGTTCCTTGAGTTCCTTTGTATGAGAACCCGGGGCTGCGATCATAGCCCGTATTTTTGCTCGAACCGAAGAGAAGTCTATCGTTGGAAGATCCGGCTCTTTCTCTTTTGGGAGAGAGGCCTCGACGAATGACTTGGGTGCCGATGTCGAATCCACATCAAAGACGTCGTCCAGCGGTGTCCAGTATCGGCGCCCTGACTTGGCTGTCTTGATCTTCATTTCAACCTATTCTCTTTCGAGACCCCATTTTAGACAAAAGAATACTATTCCCCTACCTAGCCTTTGCGGCTCGTAGGCGGTGTTTCCAGCTTCCAGCGATACGCTCGACTATCCAATCCGGGCGACTCAGGCTACGAACCCGTGTGGGCTCGTCTACTCAGTAGCTCCGGACCGGCGAATTTCGCCTTACGTGTCCACCTTGTACAACCGGGTCAACTCTCTCAGCCGCTTCACCATTCTAGCCCCTTGCCCGTCCCTTGATCCTCTTGCCAGGTCTTACGAGCGGTCGATTCCTTCTGAGAGGGCTCTTGCCCATTCTTTCTGAAGTAGCTTGAACACTGAGAGACTAACCCTGCGGGCACTTTGCTCATCGCAACGCCCGAACTCGGATGACCCTCTTTAACGAGTAAGGGCTCACTGGCTCGGCCTTGCAAGATCGTGATTGATTTACTTCAGCAAGCTGGGTAATCTGATCGCGATCTAACTGTGGCGGTGAGATCTTAAGCCCACCCCGTCGACGAAGTCAATCGCAAGCTGACTCCTCCGGGGTGGGTGATAAAACTCAATCAGTTCTTCGAAGCGAGCCAGGTCGACAGATCCTGAGTCGCCCAACGAACGAATCTCCCTTTGGAATGGCTTTTAGGGCCGGCTCCGCGAGCTCTGAGGACATAAAGGTATCCTGGGGTGATCCCAAGCTTCTTTGCGGCCTGGCGGGTGCTCAGGAGCGTCTCCCAGCGGGTTTGGAACTTGGTGGTCTTTCGGGTCGTCTTCATGGTTTCTCCGTGGTTAAATAAAAGGCTAAACAAAGGGCTCCGAGAATCACAGTAATCGCTATAGCGGCGCATTCTTGTCTACTTCTTGCGTTCAGCTTGGGCAATGCCACAAAATGCCTTTCTCATCCAGTCATTGAAGAGATCATCGAGATCCTGCCCGGTGGTGATCGCGCCCCATTCTCTGGGCTCATATTCCTGATCCGCAGCCCGGCCACTAATGGCCTCAAAATATCTAACGGCCGCTTTGCAGGCTTCATACATCATGGGTGCGGCCAGGGTGAGGCTCTGATCGGTCGGCTCCATTAGAAATTCTCCTTTTGTGGTGCGTTCTCGATCGCTCCCAAAAACCGCTCGACTTCGGCGATGAACTCACGGGCCTGATCCCCGATCGCTTGGCCCTTCTTCTCGGCGCAGTCCTCTAGGTACTGGACATATCCGGCCATCTTCTGAGGGCCTTCGTTGTTATAGACTTCTTCGAGTGAACGGCCCCGCCATTGGCCAAACCCAATGCGGTATCCGACCGGCTCGGTATTGCCATCCCCGGGCTCGGGCTGTTGCACCCGGATCAGATGAGACTCAGTCTCTGCCTGGTCCATCTCCTCTTTGGTGTAGACGCCGCCCAGGTCGTCTGGGAAGGCCATGCGAAGGGCTGCGGCCTCGGCGACCTTCTTGATCATCGTCTCGGGCATTTTCTGCCAGTTGCCCTTACCCGTGTTGTACTCGGACAGCGGGACCTCTTCGCGGGCGGGCTCTTTCCAGTCAGAGCGGAAAACTTCCGCGTAAGCTCCGATAAGGTTTCCTTGATCGTCTCTAAGCGCTCCACGTTTAATCCCTGAGAGCTTCCCAGTCCGAGAAGCGCGCGATCGAAAGCCCTCGATGCCGACAACAATAGTTCCAGGACTAGTTCCGTATTTAATGAAATAAATCTGTCCTGGCTTAAGTGGGTCGAGCCCGAGGGTTTGGCATCGGTAGAGGAAGAGCTTAAGCTCATCTGGAGTGGCTCCTTTAGCTATCGTTGAATTGATGAGCTGGAGCTGCTCTGCCGTGAAATGAGGCGTTATTTTAGCAGTGATCGGGTTGGTTTCTTCTTGCATACGATTCTCCAGTTAAGAAGAATCATAACAGAAGAGCGTCAATCTTACAACGCCAATCTTACAATCTATCATCCCTTAACATTAAGAGTAGAAACTGTAAGAATGGCGGTGCTCGCGCCCGCAGACAGGTCGGTGAAACTCACGCGAACGAAGCTATATCCGGCCCATTCCATGTTGTAGAGATAAGAGCCGGCCTGGGACATGGGCTGGTAAGTATCTTCGAGCACCGTCCAGTTAACGGGCGCATAGGGGCTTCTCCCGGCTGCGGTCTGGGTCGCGGAGTTATCGCAAGACCCCTCTAGGTAGAAGGCTCCGTTCGGGGTTCCCGTCCAGACAAGCTGGATGCAGTAGAAGAGGGCATTCTGGAGCTGCATGGGTCGCCCATGGAGGTTCGTATTCAGAACCGTCCCAGAAGCAATCAAATTCGGATAGTTATACATTTGAGCCATGGAGTTCCCTCAATCAATGGCCCTCTGTTGCTCAATTTCCCTTGACGCCGGCTTAAACCCTGTCAGCCTTAACACATCACAACACTGTGTGGAGGAGAGACACGATGAGCAAGGCTGCTCTGAAGATGCCGCGCTTTAAGGAAAATGAAACCTTTTTGCCGGTCACGATGAAACAGTTCGAATCCCTGACCAATGAGATCTTAGCCGCGATCAACACGCTTCCCAGGGAAGACGGCCACGGTTTCGATGCCGACTACGCCGCCCAGATCGTCATGAGCGCCCTTCACTCGGGCGACTCGAAGAAGGGCACAATCAACAAAACGGAACTCTTTGGGACCTGCGTGAATAAGATCTCACGCCACGTCTCCTTCCACGTCGTGGAAGAGATCCAGAACCGGCTGAGAGAAGCCAAGGGCCAAGCAACCGAAGATACCGCAAGGGATCTTGAGGCGCTTGAGCAAGAAACCACCCAGTCTCTCCAGTGAAGACGCCGGGCTCTCCTTCTCGCTCTTACAATCTAAATGGTACGGTATTATCAAGGACCACGGCTTCCAGGATCAGGAAGACACGACCCGAACGGATCGACCCCTGAAGAAATGGAGCGGCCTATCCGCCCTCTATGTCGATGTCCATCAGCCTGCGGGCGTGGGCATGGTCTCGAGCTTCCCCCAGTCGATCTACCGGGAAGAAGAGATCTTCGGGGGCCATCCCGGCTTCCACGACCTCTGCCAAAGGATCTGCCGGCACGGTAACAGCGTCTCAACCCCCATGCAGGTCGCCGCCCTCTGGGAGGACTACTGCCTGGGCCTCTCTTGTCGAGAGATGGGGGTCAAATACGGCCTCAACTACACGACCGCCTTTAGGACCGTGAAACGGGTCAAAGAATGGATGAACCTGATGGGAACTGAGCCCGAAGATTCCGCCCCCGCGCCCGATATGGTGGTCGTCCTCCGGGCCTTCGATCCCGAGATGGACAACCCCATGGTCTACGGCACCTGGCGCAACTGCCTCTGGTACGCCGAGAAGAGAGACGAACGGCTCGCGAACCAGTTCTATTCGGACTGCACCCAGAAGATCCGGGAGCTACTCAGCCGGGAGGGCATCGAGGTCCGAGTTGCCTGCTCCCAGGACGACCCCCAGTTCATCGTCGGCTACTCAGTCACCCAAGAGACCCACCTGGAATTTGTCTATGTTAAAATCGATTATAGGAAGCGCGGGATCGGCGCTCTCTTATCTAAGGGCTACGAGACCCACTCCGAGCCTTTTACAAAAATAGCGAAGAAAATTGTAGAACGGAAGAATCATGGAAACCCATAAGAAGCGGGGCAGGCCCCCTATCGTTCCTTACGATGAACCTAAAGTTCCCGCGAAGACCCCGCTTGGGCAAGCCATGGAACAGGCTACTCCCTGCGATTACATCCGCTTCCAATCCCCAGTAGCTCCTGGCGTGAACACTGAACCTGTTTACGAGTTCAGGCTCGAAGCCAAGGATAAGAAATACGTAGTTGATCAAATTAGTCACGACTCTCATACTGTGTACTGGAAATTCCAAGGCCGGATTCAGGAAACTCCCTGGGTCAATGTTCAACTCGCCCGACCCATTCAGTAAAGTACAGGTGCGTTAGTGGTACTTCCACCCAATGCAGGCAAGGGCAGGCCTCCAGGTGTTCGCAATAAGCGCACGCTTGAGTTCGCGGCTGTGCTTGAGGCCGCAGGCTTCTGCCCGGCCACAGCCCTCATGGACTGCTACAAGACGGCGATGCAGAAGTTCATCGATGAGTGTGCGAAGGAAGATTCCGGCAGAATTTCTCCCCTGGAAAGTAGCGCCGCCAAATATCTCAAGATCGCTGCCGATAATGCCTCAGACCTTGCCAGTTACTCTTACCCAAAGCTCAAATCTCTGGAGGTCAAGAAAGACAACCCAACGGACGGTATGAGCCCCGAGCAAAAGCTTGAAGCGGCCCGACTGATGGTTCAGGTCTTAGAGAGGCAGACCCGGGATGGATCAGGAACTCCTTGATAGCCTCATCGAAGAGGCGGCGGTCCTTTACCAGCAAGGCGACCAGCTCACCGAGATCTCTGAAGCCGCCTTCAAAGAGCAGCGCAAGTTCATAGACGACCCCGCCAGACACAAAGCCCTTCACTGCACCCGGCGAGCCGCTAAATCATTCACCGCCGGGCTCTACATGGTCGAGACCTGCCTCAAGTACCCGGGCTCGAACTGTCTGTTCGTAGGCCTGACCCGCCAGTCGGCACTGGATATCATTATGAAAGATATCCTTAAGGTTCTGGATCGTAGCCACCAGTTGGATATGCATTTTAACAATATCTCGCTTGATTGCACTTTCCCGAACGGTTCGATCATCCGGATCACGGGCGTTGATGTAAGCGAAGACGAGATGAACAAGCTTCTCGGAAAGAAGTACAAGCTCGTTTGCATTGATGAGGCAAGCCTCTACACAGTCAATCTCAGACATTTAGTTTATGATATCCTGGGCCCTGCCATGGCGGACGAAAAGGGGACTATCTGTCTCTTTGGCACGTCCTCCAACTTCACTCAAGGCCTCTTCTTTGACATCACGACCGGTAAAGAAGCGGGATGGAGTATTCATAAATGGTCCGCTCTCCAAAACCCCCACATCGACTGGCAGGCGCAGCTTGACGACATCCAACGTCATCGACCTCTCTACATGGAAACGCCCCAGTTCCGGCAATGGTACCTCAACGAATGGGTTATCGAGACCGACAAGCTCGTATACAAGTTCAATCCCGAGCGGAACCTATTTAGAGATCGTCCGCACCCAGAATCCAAGGGCTGGCATTACATATTGTCTTGTGACTTGGGATGGGAAGACGACACAGCGATTGTACTATCTACCTACCACGATCACGAACCTAGTTTCTTTGTTCTAAAGAGCTTCGCCGAGAAGCATATGACCTTTGACAAGGTCGAGAAGAAGCTACTCGAATTCCTAAATGACCCCCGCCATCCCTGTAACTCAGTCATTATCGACGGGGCAAATAAGCAGGGCGTCGAGACCATGACGATGCGGTCGAATATCCTCTTTGAATATGCCGACAAATTGGGTAAGGCCGACCACATCGAGATCCTGAATGGTGACTTGATTCAGGGGAAAATAAAGATCCATGAGAGCGAGCACGCACTCATGGATGAGATGATGGCGCTCGTTTGGAAGACCTCGGGGGATAAGATCGTCTACCCTAAAAAAGAACATCCCAGCCTCCCTAACCATCGCTGTGATGCTTTGTTGTACGGATGGTACAATGGGTATCACTTCCTCTCTACTCCAGCTAAGAAGGCACTGCTTCCCGGCTCAGTCGAGTACATCAAAGAGCAAGAAGACCTCCACAAGGAAGCGATCCGGGAAAGGATCCAGCGCGAGCAAGCGATGAAGGACCCGAACGCAGGGATTCAGTGGCAGCGCTCAGCGAATGGGGTGAACCCCTGGAATGAATGGAACTGATCCCCAATTGGCCAGTAGCTCAGTCGGTAGAGCTCCGCACTGTTTGGACTTGAATCGTGCGGACGCGGAACACTCGTAACTATTTGCAACTGGTCAAGATATCAGGCTGGCGAAGACGGCGAGTTCGCACCGGGTGCGGACGGCGTGCGCTCAGAATGCGATCCAATTGCGGGCCAAGTAGGACTTAGTGAAGAAGTTAAGAAGATAAGAACCAAGAAGAGCCGTTTTGATTATCCCCCGGAGTTTGAGGAAATCTACTAATGCGGCTGTCGTAGGTTCGAGTCCTACCTGGCCAGCCAATACCTCCCTGCCTTTCCGCAACACCCCCCCATCTATGTGAGTCTTCCCTTTCTCAAGCCCAAAGGCTGGCCTACCCGGCGTAAATACGCAGGCGAGTCTCGCTATGGCTTCTCTGAGGACGATGACCTCATCGAGAGCGCCTTAGATGATCTTATAAGCGCCCTAGACTCCAAAGACCACGAAGGGGTCATGGAAGCTCTTCGCGCACTAATTCACTCAATTAAAGCAAGAGAGGACTCGGATGCCCCAGTTCATGACGAAGCCTAAGGCTAGGTGCCCCGGGGCTTCGTGCCCGGGCTGTTCTTCGGCTGACTGCTATGCCACCGGGGGCGGGGTCTCTGAAGACCGGCACCAATACGAGCGAGGGGTGAACCAACCCCTTACCGAGAACTCCGGCACAAGCCAGACTCGGTCGCCCTATACCCCGGACCTCAAAGAGGCCGGCAAAGAGTGGGCGAAGAAGAAGCATGAAAAGGTCCTCTCCGAGCTGAAGATGATGCCCAAGCCCAAGCTCTACGCCGAGGGCGGCTCGGTCTCCAGCGCCACCAAGCGCGAGGACAACGAGAAGGGTGTTCATCAGCCCCTCTGGAGCCATGAGCCGGGAGTCAGCGCCATGGGTCGCCATGTCCGAGCGGCTGCCGGGACCTCCGACGAGTTCGATAAGGCGGATTCCTATGGTGCGGCCAAGAAGAGCCTGAACCGAACGCATGCAGAAGCGCGGACGATGCCCAAGCCCCAGGGGCATTTCGCTATCGGCGGCGAAGTCGAGGGCGAACACGAAGGCCACGAAGACATGGATGCCGACCTCCATGGCGCCATGGGCGAGGAACTCATGTCGGCTCTCGAATCAAAAGACAAGAAGCGGATCATGGAGTCGCTCGAAGCGATTGTCATGAGCTGCATGGACAAGGAGTAATCGATGATGGACGGAAAAGCGCTCAGCGCTGCGATCAGGAAGCGGAAGAAAGACAGCCTCAAGCCCGACATGGACTATGCCGGCCAAGACGCGGTGGATCCGAACGTCGCTTGGGATGAGAAACAGAACACTGAGGTCAACGAAGCCTTGGGTGACCCCGACCATGAGCCGGCTTCCGATGCCGAGATGGGCGAGAACGAACCCTCTCAGGACGTAGCCTTTCTGAAGAAGGCCGTCGCTCGGATGTCGAAATACTTCGAGTCGCTCTGAGATGAACGTGCAAGAGACTTTGCAAATCCTGCAGGCCCTCCAGGCTTGTGGTGCGACCCATTTCAAGTCTCAGGACTTTGAGATCGCGATCGGACCGAGCAAGCTCATCCAAAAGATCGAGCAGGTCGTGAACCCCGCTCCGGTTGAGCCTTCGCCTGTCGAGAACCACGAAGCGACAGAGCGGCTGAAGAACCTGATCAACACGCTCTCTCTCCCCCCCGAGGCTCTGGTCGATAAGATCTTCCCTGCGGGTGCCGGTGACTAATGGCCTTCTCAACCAGCCCCATCATCGTTGCTAAAGAAGCCAAAGAGAAGGTCATCGACCCACGGGACAAGAAGACGCTCCCGAAGGAGTCGAACTACTATCAATGGTGGCTAGCGAAAGATGATAAAGAACTGGTTGCGCAGCTCCTTTCTACCACTGCATTTCTCAAGAAGTTCCATTCAGCACGCATTCGGCAAGCGAGTCTTTACAGTCGGCTTTTCTCTGGGAAGCCTCTGTATAATTATTTGGCCTCGACATCTACTTTGGACAATTCTCAGCAGATGCCCATGGGGCGACCGACCGCGAACGTGGTCTATTCTTGTATTGACACCCTCACAAGCAAGATTACTCAGGATAAGCCCCGACCCGTTTTTCTGACTAACGCAGCCCACTATAAAGAACAGCGCACCGCCGACGAATTAAACGACTTTATCCAGGGCGAGTTTCACCGATGTAACTCCTATGAGCTGGGACCCGAAGCATTCCGGGACTGTGCTCAGCTCGGCAATGGATTCATTAAGCTCATCAAGAAAGATGACAAGGTTGAACAAGAGAGGACCCTTGAAACTGAACTCCTGGTTGATTTCAATGATGCATACTATCGGTCTCCGCGCGCCCTCATCCATACGAAGCTCTGCGATCGGGGAGTGCTGGCCGATGCCATGCCGAAGGAAGCTCGGAAGATTTATGCAGCCCAGGAAGGTACAGTAGACAGCTCGCCTCAGTCGACCGATACCATTTCAGATCAGATCATTATCAGTGAAGGCTGGCATCGTCCGAGCGGTAAGGACGCCAAGGACGGCAGGCATGTCATTGTCTGTAGCGAAGGGGTACTGCTCGATGAGGTATGGGATAAACCCTACTTCCCCTTCGCAAAGCTCGACTACAACCAGAATACCGTAGGCTGGTTCTCCCAGGGTTTGGCCGAGATCCTATTTCCGACTCAGATGGAAATCTACAAGATGCTGATCATCGCATCTCAGTCCATCGAGATGACCGGGGTTCCGAAGATCATCATCTCCGAACTCTCGAAGGTTCTCGAAACCGCTTTCAATAACAACATCTCATCGATTATCAAGGTCAAGACGATGGCGGAAGCTCCGCAATTCGTTAACGCGACCTGCAATAATCAAGAGATCTATGAATACATCAAATGGCTGATCGAAAACGCCTATGCCATGGCGGGAGTTTCCCAGTTAAGCGCCGCCTCTCAGAAGAACGCGGGGATCACCTCTGGGGAAGCCCTTCGGACGATGCAGAACGTGGAGAGCGATCGTTTCGCGGCTCTTCAGCGTCGGTATCAGAAGATGTACATCGATCTGGCCTATATCCATATCGACATGGCGGCCGATATCGCCAAGGAGACGGGGAAATACAGGACCGTCTATCCCGGCAAGGATGGGACGAGAGAAGTTGATCTCCCGCTTGCCGATAAGACGATCAAAGATACCCATGTCATCCAGCTCGCGACCGAAAGCTCGTTGCCTAAAGACCCAGCCGGTCGCCAGGCCAAGCTCTCTGAGATGCTGGCGGCAGGCGAGATTGATAAGGAAGAATATCGATTCCTATCAGCCAATCCGGACCTAAAACAGTCCGACTCTCTCGCTTTTGCGCTCAGGGAACGAGTGCTCCATGACCTGGATGCCATCATCGAGGACGGAGAGCGTGGCTATAGCCCACCCGATGCGTTCATCTTAGACCCGAGCGATCTCGCGACTACGCTCACGATTCAGACCATCAATAAATATGCAGTGACCGATTTGGAGGAGGAGAAAATGAATCTCCTTCACGAATATTTCACCGCCATTCAGAACGAGAAGCAAAAGGCGATGCCGCCCGCTCCTCCCCTGCCTGCAGGTCCCGCACAACCACAAGCTGGTCCTGTTCCAGTCGCTCCTCCGGCACCATCGATGGCGCCAACTTCAGGGGTGCAAGTATGAAGAAACAACCGAAGAATCATGGAGTTAGATTATGGGTTTCACGACAGAAGCGATTGAAGTTGCAGCGATAGCGAATCCTACCGGGCCTAAAGAATTCGATCTACCGACGAAAGAATTCATCGGGTACGACCCGAAAGGGCAGACCGACATCACGGGTTCGCCCATCAAGCGCCCGGCGCCACAGGATGTGCAACAAGAAAACACTACTGAAACGGTCGCAGAACCCCCCGTTCAGGAAGAATCGGTCAGGCTTTCGCCCCGGCTCACGGCCTTAGCTCGGAAAGAGCAGGTCCAGAGGCGGCGCGAGCAGGCGTTAGTGCAGAGAGAGCGGGCCCTTGAGGCGAGACTGGCTGATGCCGAGAAATACTCTCAGCTGAAAGGCAAGATCGCAGCGAAGGACTACTCGGCAGCGGATGAACTCGGTCTGACTTACGAAGAGTATACTCAGTATCTCCTCAAGAAGCAGAACGACACGAATCCGGAAGAGCAGCGCTACCGCCAGGTAGAAGAAAAGCTTTCGATCCTACAGAAGGCGCAAGAAGAACAGACGGTCAAAGATTATCAGCAGAACCAAGCTCTCTGGAAGGCAGAGATTGCCAAGGTGGTCAGTGAGAACCCTCTGTTCTCGACCATTAAGGAGCTGGGGGCTGAGGGTGCTGTTCTCCAGCACGTGAATGATTCTTTTGACGAAGACGGTGTTGAACTCTCCGTAGAAGAAGCAGCCCAACAGATCGAGGACGAACTGTTTAAGCGAGCCGAGAAGTTCTCAACCGTTTCTAAGCTTAAAGCGAAGGGGGAAGCGCCCAAGGCGTTAGGCGCTCCGAAGACTTCGACGAATACTATAACGCAAAACATGACGGTGACCTCAAAGGCTCCGTCGAGAAAGCCCATGCACCTCCTCTCTGAGTCGGAGCAATGGGCGGAAGCGACTAGGCGCGTTCAGGAAGAGCGTCTGGCCCGTTCACAAGGAAGGTAAAAAATGGGAACTCCCGCAAATCCGGCTCTTGCCTATTCCAATAGTCAAGACAACCTCCAAGTCCTAAAGCAGCTCTATTCGGATGACGCCTGGGTCATGAAAGACCTGGTCTTCAATAAAAATAGATTTTTGAGCATGGTCGACAAAGACGAGACTGAAATGGGTCTCGGTGGCTTGAACTTCCCGATCCCCGTCCTCTATGACGTGGGCGGGGGTGGTTCGGCTAACCTCGGTACGGCTCAGACCTATCAGACCGCGCCTGCGACTGCTTCGTTCCTCCTCACCACGGTCAACGTGTACCGAGTCGGATCGATTCAGAACCAGTTCTTGCGTGCATCGGCTCAGAACATCGGCGCCTTCATGCCGGCTGCTAAGATGAACGTGAAGTCGCTCTATATGGGAGCGGCGAACGATATCGCTTACCAGATGTTCTCGGACGGCTCAGGTGTCCGGGGTTCGTATGGTGCGAACGGGGGTTCGGGTTCGATCTCGGGCGGTGTCATCACCCTCGACAACCTCGGCCAGGTCTATCAGTTCTCGGTCAACATGGCGCTCAATAGCTTCTCGATCGCCGGGCAGACTGCGACCCAGTCGACCGGTGGTGCGATCGGCTATGTGATCGGCGTGGATACCGGTGCCGGCACCGTGACGGTCTCTCCGACCCTCCAGGGTGCGGCTGGGAATCCTTCGGGCTGGTCGACCTCATTCCCCTTCTTGGGTCGTGCGGGCGATACGCTCTTCAGCACCAATGGCCTGAACTCGGCTAACATGCTCTGCATCGCAGGCCTGGGTGCCTGGATCCCGAGCACGGCTCCGAGTGGGAGCGACAGCTTCTTCACGGTCAACCGCTCGGTTTCTCCGACCAAGCTCGCGGGTCTTCGGTTCTCGGGAAGTTCCGAGTCGATTCAGGATTGCCTGATCGATGCGACCAACCAGCTCGCCGCTCAGTCGTCTGAAGCCGGCGATCCGGACGTCATCTTCATCAACCCGGTCTCTTACCAGACCTTGGTGAAGAACCTGACCGGTCAGGGCCAGTATCAGATGATTCGGGCGAAGGTGAATGAAGAGGTTGAGATCAGCTTCAAGGCGTTGGTACTCCCGACGGCTAACGGCGAGATCTCGATCATTCAGGATCGCAACTGCCCGGCGCAGACGGCCTACATCTTGACGATGAAGACCTGGAAGCTCCGGTCGCTTGGGAAGATCCCCCAGTTCCTCACCTTCCCGGGCTTCTACGATATGCTCGGCTTCCCGATCCCTGGGCAGGACGCTGTTGAGATCCGCGTAGGCGGTTATCTCAATCTGACCTGTAATGCTCCGGGCGCGAACGCCGTCGTGGCATTGCCCCAGTAAAAGCTGACGGCCAGTAGCCGGATCCTAGCAAGGAAGCTAGTGCGTGGGCCTCAGGGTTGAAATCCTGGGGCCTTCGCTTTTCAGCTTGATGTATCCAGAATCACATCGGAAAGTTCCGAAGGGACAACCGAAAGAGGGTTCTTCACTTCCTCGCTCCCGACCTTGAGCACCTCGACTTGAGCATCCTTGCTTTCGAGCTGAGCGATCCTAGCCATGACCGCGCAAAGCTTCCTTGCGGCCAAGAATCCGGAAGTGAACGCGTGTTCAGCGACCTGCTTCTTATTGGCGTTGGGGTCGAACTTAAACTGGAGCATCAGGCTAGTCATTCGGTTCATAGCCCCAAAGTATACCCGCTTTTCTGCAACGCATAGCCATAATTGTAGAAGACTTCTACGCCTTCCCGACTAGCTGCGCTGACACTCGGGCGGTTCATCTCTCAGCGCGCGTAGGGGTCTTTCATGGCAAATGCTGTAGGCAACAATGGTGGTCGGCTCTATTCCTTTGGGGCTCAACCGGTCCTCATCGACTGTAACTTCGTAGTGGATCCGGCTAACGGAAACGGTCTCGGGATCCGGTCTCTCAAGGGCCAGGGCGTGAAGAACGTCTTCATGCACACGACTTCCACTCCGGCTGCTCATCGGGGCTTTTTGAACCCGAATCCGGCCGCAGGCTATGCCCTGATCCAGCTCGATGGGAACTATAACCGGTATCTCGGTGGGTTCTCTGGCTTCTCGTCTCAGGTCACTGGCTCGGCCATCAACATCGATGCGACCGATGCGGCCCTGACTGTGGGTAGCCCTTATGTGATCACTTCGGTGGGCGCTGGACCGAGCGGGACGGCAACGATTGCACCTGTCGCCGATGTTTCCGGGTCTCTCGCCGGGACCTATTTCACTCTTTACGATTCCTACGGGAATATCTTCGTCATTTGGTTCTCGGTCTCGGGGGTGGGCTCTCGGCCGCTCTTGGGCAACGCCGCTCCGGATGGATCGCCTGGCCTTCATTATGTTCAGCAGAGCATCCTTTCGGGCGCCACGGCGTCCACGATCGGTGCGGCTCTCGTTCTCACCATTGAGAACCTCCCTTCGGGCGTCCAGGGTGTGTTCTCGTTCACCGCGACCGGCACGACCACGGTGACTGTGGTTTCTACCGCTGCGGCTCCTCTGGCGGGTATCCCCCAGGATGGATCAACCGTGGTTCCCTCGCAGGGTCCTCCGGTTCCGATCTACTTCACGGTGACCTCCGCTTCGGCGACGGCTAACTCGGTTTGGACCGATGGATCAGGCCACCTCTACACCGTAACCTCGACTCTTGCTTCTGGAACGCTTCTTAAAACCAGCGGTGTAGGTGCCCCGATCGGGGGGACCTTGACCTATGTGAGCGGTCCGGGCAGCACGACCGCGATCTCCTTCAGTGCGGCCGTCTCGGACTATGCGACTGGCTTCGCTTTCGCTCTCACGGTGAGTGATACGAACTTGGGCGATTGGCAGGGTGTAGGCCTCATGCCTGGCCTCATTCCTTCGGTCGGTCAAAGCTTCTTCGCTACCCATACGGGCGCAGGTGCCAGCACGGGCCAGGTTCACCTTTCGGGTGTATCCGGTATCGGCAGCATCGAAGTCATCGGTAACCCCAATCTGATGCTATCGCCCCAGCCCCAGGGTGGGAGCGCCCACGTAGGCGGGTTTATCGTTGTTCAGTTCTTGGCTCCGACGAGTTCGAGTGTGACCACGATGATCCCGACTGCACCCGCTACGAACTCGGTTTGCGGGATGAGCTTCTATGTCGACTTCCGGAATAGCCCGAGCAACTACGGCACGAACGGGACTGATTGATCATTAAGGTCTGTCATTATGCAATGGGCTCGGGGGTAACCTCGGGCCCATTTGAGCGAGGATAGATGGCAATCGCAGCAGCTCCTAGCCAGGTCGTTCTTCAAACGGGGAATGGGGTCAATCTCCTCAGCTGGGGCATCGTTTCTGGAGCGTTATCCTATTCCGTTCAGCGGTCTATCGACGGAGTCAACTTCACGGTAGTCGGAACGCCGACTGTTGCCTATTATCAAGACTCTTCTGTCACCATCGGAACGAACTATTACTATTCCGTCGCTTCGGTCAATGGCTCGGGGACTTCGGCTTATACGGCTTCTTCGCCGAACTCGATTACTCCCTGCGCTCCCGGTCAGATTAACCTAGGGTATCTCCGATATCAGGCAAAGCTCCGGGCCGACATGTTGAACTCCAACTTTGTCACCCAAGACGAATGGGACATCCTGATCAATCAGAGTTCTCAGGAACTCTATGGCCTTTTGGTTCAGAAATTTGGGGAAGACTATTTCTTGGCTCCCCTCCAGGTCTTCTCAACCTCTGGGCAGCAATTCTACCCACTCCCCAATGGGACAAATTTTCTGAACATCAACGGGATCCCCAATCCCAGCGGCACCCCGGCTCCCGCGTGCTTCAAGGTCTATGGAGTCGATCTCAATTCCTATGGAGCCAACCTGAGCAATGCGACCGGGTGGGTCTCGATGTCCCGGTTCAACATTGCGGACCGAAATAAATACAACTTATTCTTGGGCGCGGCCTCTAACAACGTCTCTGGCCAATACTGCCAATTCCAGTACCGAGAGATGGGGACCAACCTAGAGATTCTGCCCATCAATAGCGGTCAGTATCTCCGACTCTGGTATGTCCCACTTTCGCCCCAGCTTCTTCTAGACACCGATATGCTCCCATTCAGCTATTCAGGGTGGCATGAATACGTTGTGGTCGATGCGGCGTCCAAGGCCCTGGCTAAGCAGCAGCTCTTCGATCAGGCGCAAGAACTCACGATGAGGAAGCAGGCGCTTGAGATCCGAATCGAGACTGAGGCAGCCAACCGGGATGTGGGGCAGCCCAATACCGCGACCAATTCACGCAGCATGCTCGGGGATCCAAATTTTGGTGGCGGCATGTTTGGCAATGGCTTCGGCAATGGCTGGGGCGGCGGCCTGGGGTACTGATGGCGCAGCTTCCACAGGCACCGGATCCAATTCTGACTCGGTGGAAGGGCATTCTCGACCCGGTTATCTCTCAAGCTAATTCTTTAATAGGTGCGGGTATTCCTGTTTCATACACTCCAGTTATTAATGCGGGTACGGGTGTTCTTGGTGCCTATTCGGTGACTGCCAATTATACGCAGATCGGTAAAACAGTTCTATTCTCGATGTTAATTAAGATCATATCGAATGGTACAGGGTCTCAATACATTGGATCTACTCTCCCAGTACCGGCTAATGGTCTAGTTTTGGGTTATGGACGAGAAGATACAAGCGGAACAATGCTTCAGTCTCACGTAGATACGCGGGTGGATGGCCTTGGGCCAATGGCAATATTCACCTATAACAACGGATACCCCGGGTTTAATGGGGCGCTCATTGCAATCAATGGGACTTACTTTACTTTATGATCCAGCAACAGAATCTACCGATTAACTTCTCGGGTGATCTGGATCTAAAGACTGATATCCATCAGGTCGCACCCAATAACTTCATCGGGTTCAATAACGCGGTCAGGACAACTGGAGGGCTATTCAAGAAAAGAAACGGATTTGATACTCTCGGAATATTCGGATCTAACCCGTCTAGTCTGGCAACACTATCTGGGTCCTTGGTGGGCATCGGCGGCGAAATCTCGGTTTATTCTCCCGATACCGGGTCGGTCATCGCAAGAAGCCCATTCCAGCCGGTGGACCTATCTGTTCTCCCTGCGATTAGAAATAGCGCTAATCAATCGAGCGCTGATGTGGCTGTTGCATCGAACGGCCTGGCTTGTGTCGTTGCTACCGACTCACAGGCAGGTGGAATTTACAAGATCATTGATTCTGTAACTGGGTCGACAATCGTTCCCATCACTGTTCTGAATTCTTCAGTAAACTCACAGCCCCGGGTTTATCTTCTCGGGACATATTTCATCATTATTTATACTAGCGGTACCACGTTAGAATATATTGCCATCCCGATATCTAATCCGTTGGCTCCCGGTAGCCAGACATCGATTGGATCCATGGCGACGAATAACACGGCCAATCCATTCGATGCGATTGAGTATGCCAATGTTCTCTATATCGTTTGGAACTCATCGGACAATGGCAACGCATCATACAGCCTCAACACCCTAAGCTCTTCTTTGGTCCTTGGAACAAGGACTGTAGTAAACACAAGCCAGGCGACCCAGTTTAGTCTGACGGTTGATGGCTCAGGCGGAAGCCCGGTCCTATGGTTATCCTTCGCCTCGTTTGTCTCTTCGTCGAACAAAAACTTTATCTACTCGGTAGCCTATTCACTGAGTTTCTCGGTGATTTTAGCGCAAACCGAGATTATTGAAGTAGATGGGCTCACTCAGCCAGTTTATACGGTGACGAGTTCTGCAGCAGGAGGAGAGGTCGCCGTAGTTTATAGTTATACAGATCCGTCGGCTGTTAATCTTAACTTTTCTGCGTTTGCTACCTGTACTCAAGGCGGATCCGTATCAGTTCCTCGGGTCATAAAGTATGGCATACAAGTAGCGAGCAAATCGTTCATAAACCCCATTGATAGCAATATTTATTTTCTAGCCGCTTATATCAGCAGCTATCAGCCCACCTATTTTCTGATCAACATTTCTGGAACCATCGTAGGCCGATTGGCTTATTCGAATGGTGGTCTCCAAGTCAGCCCCGGTCCGATTATTTCTTCAGTCAACCAGAATGGCGACTCTGTTCAGATCGCTTATCTTTACAAAGATCAACTTTTCTCGGTAAATAAATCCAATGGATCCAATCCGGGTAACGCTTCTGGGATCTATTCCGAGGCCGGGGTCAACATTGCTACCTTCACGCTAGGAGCTACTGACACCCTCTCTTCAGAGATCGCTGGTTCTCTGGCGTTATCGGGTGGTTTTCTTTGGATGTTTGACGGCACTTCGGCCGTTGAGCAGAACTTCCATGTCTACCCCGATGCGGTAACTGTGAGTGAAATTTCAAGCGGTGGGGGTATTCAAGGAGATATTACTTATTTCTACCAAGTCACCTATGAATGGACAGATGCTTCGGGCAATATCCATCGGAGTGCCCCGTCTATCCCGGTAGAGATGGATTTAAGCGGTACGGCGGGTACTACTTTCACAATCACGCTCACGATCCCTTATCTTGCCCTAACAGCTAAAGTTGCTCCCAACCCGGTGCGAATTGTCGTTTACCGATGGTCGACCGATAACCCGGTCTATACGCAAGTTTCTAGCATCACCACTACTTCCGGAAGTAATAACCTCATCATCAATAGCCTGAATGGTGGGACCGTTAATTTCGTCGACAAGCTGCCCACCTCTTCAGTGATCGGTAACAACCCACTCTATACAAATGGCGGCGTGGTCGAAGATACCGGGGCGCCCGCATCCAATGTGATGGCGCTCTTTGATACGCGCCTTTGGCTAGTCGACGCTGAGGATCGCAATCTCCTGTGGTTCTCGAAACAGGTGATCGAGAATACACCGGTAGAAATGTCGGATCTTTTCACGTTCTATGTGGCTCCGACGACTTCCTCTCAGGCGTCCTCTGGGCCGATCACAGGTCTTGCCCCGATGGACGATAAACTAGTTCTCTTCAAGGGCGACCCATCCTACCAGAACGCGATCTATTACATCAATGGCACCGGCCCAGATAATACGGGTGCCAACAACCAGTATTCTCAGCCGATCTTCATCACCTCGGCGGTCGGCTGTAACAATCAGAAGTCAATCGTACTGACGCCGGCTGGGCTCATGTTCCAATCGAGCCAAGGTATTTGGCTTCTCGGAAGAGACCTTTCGACCTCCTACATCGGGTCACCGGTCGAGGCTTATAACTCAGATACGGTGACGTCAGCCGTAAGCATCCCGGGCACGACCCAGGTGAGGTTCACGCTCAATACTGGGACCGAACTGGTTTACGACTACTTTTATCAGAAATGGGATACCTGCAGTAACATCCCGGCTATTTCGAGTGTGGTGTTTCAAAGCCTGCACACCTATCTTGATGCCTCTGGAAATATCTGGCAGGAAACCCCGGGTCAGTACGTCGATGGTTCTACTCCGGTCACTATGAGTCTGACGACTCCCTGGTATAATCTGGCGGGTCTCCAGGGCTACATCCGTGCCTATTCGTTTTACTTGCTCGGGACTTATCTTTCCCCCCATACTCTGACGATCAACATTTATTATGACTACAGCACGACTGTCGCCGAAACGGTGACGATCGACCCGACTAATTTTGGCACCTCAAGCACGCTTGAGCAGTGGCGAGTGATGTTCAGTCGGCAGAAGTGCATGGCCTTCATGCTCCAGATTATTGAGAACTATGATGCGTCTAAGGGTGTACCCGCTGGAGCCGGCTTAAGTCTTTCTGGGATCAATCTTCTTTATGGTGTGAACCGGGGTTCTCGTCCGATCCCTGCTGCCAACACCGTGGGGGCTTCTTAAAATGAACATGAAACGACCGGGCGCTAAGCCCAAGCACATGAAACGGCCCAACTTCTCTAAGGGCGGCATGATCAAGAAGATCGCCGGTCGAAGCTATTTCGACGATGGGGGCGGAGTGAGTGGGCCGAGCGTCACCACAGGAACTGGGTCTGTCAATGCTACCCAGGGGATTGGTGGCGCCGGAGGATTTGGGGGTATCGGTGGGGTGCCTTCTCAAATCACGGGAGGATTACCGAGTTGGGCGCAATCTGGGATTGGCCTAGTGAATAGCTTCAATCCCTTCACTCAGCTTCAGAATGCAACGACCAATAACTTTCAGGCGTCGGGCGCACCCCTGCAGGCCGGGACGAATGCCCAAGAGCTTAATTCTGCCTATGGGCAGGCCCAAGGGGGCCTAGGGGCTCAACAGAGCTTTGCTGGGGCATTATCGGGCCAGGGAGCGCAGGGGATGAACACCCAGGGAGCGCTTACCGGTCAGCTCCAGGGGGTGATCAACGGGACCGGACCGAATGCAGCTCAGGCAGCCCTGAACCAGAATACCGCCCAGAACGTAGCCAATCAACAGGCTGCTGCTGCAGGACAGCGAGGGGCTTCTAGTAATGTGGGCCTCATGGAACGGAATGCGGCTCTTCAGGGCGCCAATGCTCAGCAGCAGGCCGTGGGGCAGGCGGCAACTCTTCAGGCTCAGCAGCAGCTTGCGGCCCAGGGGCAGCTTCAAAACCTAGCCGCTAATCAGATCAATCAACAGGGTCAGGCAATCAGCGGGGTCAATACTTCGGCCCAGAATGAACAGAATACTCTGCAGGGGGCCAATACGGCCTTGAACAATGCCAACGTGGGCATGCAAAGCAATCTGAACAATGTCAATTCGACGACCGCCCAGGGGAATCAGGCCAGTTCAAATGGGCTGATCGGGGGGCTGCTCAATGGGGCTTCAAGCATCGTTTCGAGCATTCTATCTAAGGGCGGTGTAGTCGGTCGAGATGGCAAGAAGGTCGTTGCCGTCACTTTCCATCCTACCCATATGGTCCATCATTATGACGGTGGCGGATCGGTCAACGTCAACTTTGATGATGCCAATTACTCGCCAGTCCCTTCCGAAAGTTCGCCCAATATCGGAAGCATGAACCCCACGAACGAAGCGCAGGCCTGGCAGTCCGGCGGGTCGAAGGGCGGCGGAGTTGGAGGCGCAATCGCCGGGCTCGCGGCCCTGATGGCCAAGGGTGGAAATGTCTGCAATGGGCCCCATCAAAGCCATGTGGCCAATTTTCTCGCACAGGGCGGAGCAGTCCCGGCCATGGTTTCAGCGGGTGAACGCTATCTCGGTCCGGACGACGTGAAAAGGGTGGTCGAGCAGGGGGATAATCCCCTCAAGCTGGGGCATGAGTTCAAGGGAAAAGCCAAAGTCAAAGGTGATTCGCTGAAGAACGACACGATCCCGGCGACCCTAGAAGAGGGCGGTGTGGTCATACCCCGCCATGTGATGAACAAAAAAAGCCGGGATCACGCTGAGCTATTCGTGAGGCGAGCCGTTCATATGAAGTCGCCTAAGGGGGCTAAATGAAACTTCTAGATCTCGCTAAATTCGAGAAGGTCAAGGAAGACAAGAATACCACGACCATGCGCCATAAAGATGGCCATGAGATGGTGATCATGCATGCGAAGCTTCCCAAGATTCATAGAGAGCAATTAAAGCGCCTGGCTCTCGCTCAGGGAGGCAAAGTTCAGAACTTCGATGACGGGGGTGCTGCAACTGCCCAGTCCAGCCCGGATCAATCCGCGCCAGATGCGTCCTCCTCCGATACGTCTTCGGCTGCCCCGGCTCAATCCAGTTCGAATCCGATCACGATCAACGTGGGTACTCCTCAACAGGCTCCACCAGTACAAACCCAGGACATCCCAGGGACCTCTGCGGTTCCGGCAAGCCCAGCCGCTCAGTTGGCAGCGCAGCCCGTTTCTCCCACCATTCCACAGGTTCCTAATACCCCACCCAATGTGAACCCCAGTACTGGGACGATGAATCCATCCGCCGTATCGGTGAATTCTCAGACTGCCGGTAACTTACAGGGGCAAATCAACGCAGCAAAAGCGGCCGGGATGGTCCCTATTGAACAAGGTTATGTCGATGCGGCGGCCCAGGCTGCACAGACCGATCAACAGAACCTTGCCGATCTCAAGGGCCATATTGGGGATTTCAATAGCTACATCCAAAATCATCCGATTAATCCCAACGCATATGTAGAGAATATGAGTTCCGGGAAAAAGGCCACAACTGCTATTGGTCTGATGCTCGGTGGTCTCGGTGGTCGCGGTAATGGCAATGTGGGGATGGATTATCTCAATAAGCAGATCGATCGCGATATTGATGGGCAAAAGGCAAGAATGGGTCAGCAGGCCAGCATCTATAGCGCCTACCATCAGCTTTACGGGGATTCTGTAGCGACGAATGCCGCGACGAAGGCGTCCATGCTGGACATCTATAACCATAAGGTCAATCAGCTTGCTGCTCAGTTGGGTACACCTCAGGCGGCTCAGGCTGCTATGCAGTTTAATGCGAACTCTGCGATCGAGAAGAGTAAGGCGCTTAAGGATGCAGTTGTCGATTTGCGCAGGCTTCCAGGCGCTAGTCCGGTGGGCGGATCCGGGCCCGCTGCACCTGGCTCCAGGGGTGCGTCCTCTCCTGGCAATGGTAATCCTGTCGGACAATTAGAAACCCCCTATAATCCCCCTGGCACGCCACAGCCTACGGGCATCCCAAATACCCCGGCCGTGAACACTCAGGCCACACCTCCGGATCAGCGTAGTTGGCAAGAAAAAGCGGCCAATATCCTCTGGGGTGGAGGAGCTACGCCGCCATCACAGGCCGCAAATGCTGCTGTGGCCGATGTGCCAAAGCCCACGCCTATGGGTACGCCAGCAAGCGTTTTGGCCCCTGGAGCGGCAGAACATTACGCCAACATCAACACGGAAGAACCCACGCTGGACGCAAAGCAAAAGGGCGATGCGATCGATCAATACCAAAGAGCAGTTCAGGTAGATAAAAGCTTGGCTCAAATTGAGCGCCTGATGCCACAAGTGAAAGATACCGCAAACTGGGGTGGCTGGATTTCAGACCATGCCGGCGAAGCTGGTGTAACCGGAGCGGCCCTGGGAGCGGCTGCCGGCGCAATTCTTGGCCATCCAATTATCGGGGCTGAAATTGGTGGTTCGGCTGGTGCGGGCGCAGCCAAGCTTGGATCCATTGTGGGGGGTGATCAAGAGCTTCAGCACGAGCCCCTCAAGGCGGCCTTCAGAACAGCCATTGAGAGTGCACTTGTGGGTGTCTCAACGCCAACAGAAATTACTAAACTGGTGGACGCCTATACCCCTACGGTTCGAGATACTCCACAAACCTACGCGCTTAAGCTGAAGGAGCTTCGTGAAAAGATTATCAATTTAACCCCAACAGGGGCATTGCCCAGCTATTACCTTAACAAGAATGTAGCGGGACACCGGCAGGCCGACTAACAATGTTAATACTTGACAATATTACACAGATAGTGTATAATCATGATCACGAGGTGCAAGGATTATGAGTGCAGATAACGTTTTATTGTCATTGGCTGTGGCAGGAATCGTTGGATATTGTTTCTTTTTAAAGTGGTGCTTTGGTGTCGCTAAGCGGAAGCATGAGGCGTTGCTGCAGACCCATTCGGTCACTTATCGCCCATGGGGTAAGACCTACATTCCTAAATCACACCATAGTTGAAGGATAAGAAATGGCAGACGTCTGGACACCACAAACCCCATGGTTTGGACCTGATAAGGCAACGGCCAAAGTGTGGCCGAGATATGTCTGCCGGAACTCTAACTGTAAATCGTATGGCTCATCGCACCCTGGATGCATGTGCGGCGCACCGTCCATCCGATCTCAATATAAGAATCTAGAATATGATGCCAGCGGTGGCGAAGTCGGTCGTCACTTTTGCCATAATCTAGGGATGCACCATCCCGACTGTGAGCATTTCGCCGATGGCGGCATGATCCGAGAAAACCAGGAGATCGAGAACAACCCCGATCTCTCCATTGATCATTCCGTGCTGGCTCATGGGCTTTTGCATCTATTGACTAAGGCCGGCCATACTCGCTCAGAAGATCCGGAGCGCCCAGCTGAAGACCATATCCATGCTGTGCGAACGGGTAGGAAAGATCTTGAGTCTAAATCCGAGCATATCCTTGATCTCACTCATGAGCACAAGATCAAGACCGATCCAAAAAGGGTTGAAGCCCTTCGCGAGCATCTTGAAGATTTAAGATTGAATCCGCAAAAGCTTCTCGATATCGGCGGGGACCTGGGTGGCTCGATGCCCGACCACGCTGCTGCGCTCGCTGCCAAGGGCGCCCAGGTCATGAATCATTTTGAGATGATTAAGCCGAAGCCCAGTCAGCTGAGCCCGCTCAGTCCAGTGATCCCTCCGTCCTCGATGGAAGAGGCCCGGTACCGTCGTCAACTCGGGATCGCTGAAGATCCCTCATCGATCTACCAGAGCGTGAAAGAGGGTCGGCTTCAACCGGAAGACTTGAACACGGTCCGGGCGCTTTATCCCAAGCTCTTGGGTAAGATGCAAGAGCACCTGACCGGTGCTATCGTGAATGCCAAGACTCAGGAGAAGCCGATTGCCCATAAGCAGCGCATGGGTCTTGGGATGGTCCTGGGCCAGCCGCTCGGGTTCATCGATAGCCCGCAGGCTGCTCAAGCCATTATCAAGGCCAACGGCACTCCTCAGCAGCCCGCTCCTCCTCCTATAGGCAAAGGGAAGAAGACCGGGGCTACGGCTCAAACTCAGAAGACCATTGATAAAGTCAATGATCTCTATGAGACGCCGCTTGAGGCCTCCCAGATCGCCATGAAGCAGTCCTAGTTTACGCAACAGAGGGCCATAGTTTGAGGACACTCAAACATGGCGGTCAGGTCAAACAATCCCACTAAGCCCGTATTGAACCAGACGGTGTCGACTTCTACCCCGGTGAAGTCTGCCGTTCTCAATATGAGCTTCGTTGCGGCTCCGCAGGTCGGTTACATCGTCCAGGTGGGCGCGGGGCTGACCGCAACTTTCAATATCCTGGTATCGATCGATAATGTCCTCTTTGTCGATAGCGGCCAGATACTTCCCTCGGTGAGCGGGTCGGCTCTCAATTTCTCTGCCCAGTACTCGGGCGCATTTCCCTACGTCCTTTTGCAGGTCACCCAATCAGCCGGGTCGGGGACCGTCTATGTTCAGGCGTGCTCGAAAGGAGTGGGTTAATGAACGCTCTAGTGGTTCTTCTTTTGGGTTTTTTTTCGAGTTGCTCATTTGTGTGGGCGGATGATGCCAATATCTGGCTACCCAATATCCCCGCCTATGCAACTGGAACTCAAGTCAGCGGAAAAAATGGGCTTGATGTCAATATAGCTGGCGGTAGTTTGCCAGTGACATTCCCAAGCGGGTCACCGCTGCCAGTGGTGATCTCGAGCCCGAATCCTCTCCCAGTTGTAATCTCGAGTCCTAATCCT